TTGAGTCTCCTCCGAATCCAGTAACTTGAGCATTTGTTGTTAAGTACAGGGATGTGTCTATATGAGCGGACTGTGTTGTACCAGCCCATAAGGAGTTAGCGCCGCCGCCTGTGTAAAAAGGAGTTCCCTCAATGGTAGGGGTACTTATCCTAACATTCGCTCGAGTGATTCCAGATTCAACTACCGTACCGTCTGTCGTTCCATCATTTGTGTCAAAATGACTTGCAAAAGTTGGAGGTGGAATGTAAACGTTTACCGTGTCCGAATTAGTTGGATTTTCATCAGCGAAAACTCCGCTTCCCACAAAGTTAACCTTTGCATAGGTTCCTACGAGAACACCCTCATCATAGAAATTTAAACCTGCGATTCCAGCACTGCCAGTTTGCGGAGAATCATTCCATGAAAGATTTCCATTGGAGTCAATCGCTAAAAATCGGGTCTTGGTATTATCCTGGGTGACCCCGCTGAGGTCAACTTGTTTTATTTTAATTTTGTGAGACATTCAACTAGACTTGCATTTTTCTACTAGAGTTATTTATCAACCCTAAGCCTGAAAACGAGTTAGCCTCTTTTTTCTCTAGCATATAGAATTGCTTCAACGTATTTAGCAGAAGCCGTATCAGGCTTAACAAAACTTAAGTCTGCATCGAATGGGCTAGAATTTCTGAAATCGGCTTTATAGAATAGTTCGGTGGCTCTTTCGCCTGTTACTCCGGCATTGTGCATGATGTTACAGCGATCGTAATCTGAGATTGACGAAGTTCCCCAACTAAAATCCAGTTCTGGAGTAACGATCGTTTGTGCTCCCATTTTCCAGGCTCCCCAAAGAACTGACCACATGTCAGCACACCATTTTTGAACTGGATTATAGGTTTTTAATTCATCCGCCGATAAGGTTTTACGTTCCTCATTCTCGCGATCAGACATGTATTTGTAAAGCATTAGTGAATCCTCCTTGACCTCTTTCCAGAAATCAGCGGTAACTCCTTTCATTAGGTATTGTGCACCACCTGAGCCCTCCTCGTTCTTCTCAACGATCTCTGGCGGAATTTTTGATAGACTACATAGATCCAAAAAAAGATCCTCAGATTTGCTCTTTATGTATTTAGCGCCAATGTAAGAAACTGTATCACTTAGATACCAATACATATCACTGTGCATTGAGTCAAAATCTGGAAGATGCCTGAAGATGATGTCCGAATCGTGATAGAAAACTGTTTCGCCACGAAGTTCTGGAAATCTTCTAAAATGTTGCTCCAAAATATCTGGTCTGAGAATTGGAATGTATCCGAAATTATCCTTTACTGTTTTTTCGTAAAAAAAGAATCTAACAGTCGGATACTTAGTTGCAAGAGCAAGTCCCTCGTATGATGGATTACCTGAATAGGCCCAAAGAATTTCAATCCAATTTGGATTGATTCCGAGCTTGATAAAATTATTGATTAGTACTTCAACTTGCCAATGAAAGTACGGATGGTCCGGCTGAGCGGACATGAAAATAGTCTTCTTAGTTAACATACTAAATTATACTAAGAAAAAGACCTGGGTTTAATCTTTTTATGGATTAGCAGCAGCGCATTGATCACAATTGATGTACGGTCCAAGAATTGGTGGAACCCAGTTAATGATAGGGCTGGTGTCTACTCCAGTCACTGTGTAGCAACCGGCTGGATAGCCATCGTCTAGTCCGCTAAAGTAATAGGTACTTCCTAGCGTTGGCATAATCGGAGCCGCTGCAAAATCAACAGACAGTGTTATTGCAGGATTATCACAATTCACTAGATCAACTTGAGTACCTAATTCGTTGGCTGTTGTAGTAGAAGTCGTATTATCATATATTGTCGTTGTCGTAGTCGGTTCCTCCGTTGTCGTAGTCGTAGTCGGTTCCTCCGTTGTCGTAGTCGTAGTCGGTTCCTCCGTTGTCGTTGTTGTCGTAGGAGCCGCAGTCGTCGTTGTGGTCGTAGGAGCGGCTGTGGTCGTAGTGGTTGTAGGAGCCGCAGTCGTCGTAGTCGTCGTTGGAGCTTCAGTCGTCGTAGTGGTCGTAGGAGCTTCCGTTGTCGTAGTCGTCGTAGGAGCTTCCGTTGTCGTAGTCGTCGTCGGAGCCTCAGTTGTCGTAGTCGTCGTCGGAGCCTCAGTTGTCGTAGTGGTTGTAGGAGCCTCAGTTGTCGTAGTGGTTGTAGGAGCCTCAGTTGTCGTAGTCGTCGTCGGCGCGGCTGTGGTCGTACTTGTTGTTGTGCTCGTACTTGTTGTTGTGCTCGTACTTGTGCTAGTCGTCGTAGTAGGTGCCGTTGTCGTAGTCGTCGTAGGCGTTGCAACAGTAATAAAATAGTCACAACCGAATAGGTTAATTGTCCAAGTTCCATACGGTGGAGATAGAGGCAATGGTCCAATTTCAGTGCTGCCGCCCAATCCTGACAATGGATAACCCCCATTAGGTAAAAGAGTGCCGAATGGATCAGTTACGTCGATTTGATGAGGCGCGATCGGATCAGTGTCTACTGTGAAGGTTACATTACCTGAATCCGCGAAGTACGTGAAGTTATATGGAGTACAAGTGGTTGTACTTGTGGTAACTGCTGCAGTTGTGGTCGTAGTGGTCGGAGCAGCTGTGGTTGTCGTAGTGGTCGGAGCTACGGTTGTAGTTGTGGTTGTTACTCCATAACTTGCACAATTGATCTGAGTAAGAGATTGAGTATTGTAATTAAAATCATAACAGAATTCGCAAGCTCCACCGTCTACTGAAACTTTGAATTGGATGTTTTGGGTTATTCCACTGATATTATAAGTACCAGTAGTCGCCCCTCCGGAAACTAATGTGTTATCTACATACAGATCGTAAGGAGTACCGTTGACTCCAGCTACTTCAACCTTTATTGTATCAAAGCTTAACAGAGTCGGTGTTATTGTGAATAAACTACAATAATCGGTTGTGGTCGTGGTAGTTGCGGCGGCAGTAGTTGTACTGGTCGTTGGAGCAGCAGTTGTGGTTGTGGTCGTCGGAGCAGCAGTTGTCGTGGTCGTAGTGGTAGGAGCAGCAGTTGTCGTACTTGTTGTGCTCGTACTAGTGGTCGTAGTCGCAGCAGCCGTTGTTGTTGTGGTCGTTGCTCCCAATGCAACGTTAACCGTGTATTGACAGCCCCCGGCTGTTGTGAATACGTATGTTCCAAATACTGAACTTATTCCGGCACTTGCGTATTCAGTATCAAGACGATTGAATATCCAAGAAAGGCTTATGTTTACTCCATGAAGCGCAGTTAGATCATAGCTTCCTCCTGAGTTAGGATAGAAAGTTACTTGATATGGTCCACTAGGAGTTCCAACAAAATTAACAGTAGTCGCATTCGACACGTTTGCGACCGTGTACGAAATAGAACCGGGAGAGCATGTAGTAGTTGTGGTAGTCGGTGCAATCGTAGTGGTTAATACTGGCGATATCGTTGTAGTTGATGTCGTTGTTGTTAAGACTTGCGGAATTGCAAAAAACGGGCTAAATGAAGTTACTTGAGCGTATATTTTACGAGTTGAGTAGTTCGGTGCATAGGGTCCAGTTAAAACAGTTTCATCAACATAGGTTCCGTTAACCTCATGAAATATTCTGACTGTGTTGAACGTTGACAATGTCATTGACTGCGGCATCGTGAATCCGATGATCGCTCCAACCGCAAGTGGGGTTGTAATATCAAAAGCAAGAGCAGAGTTCGTTAAGTAGTATCCAGCTGAGAGCCCAGCGCCAGTTGGATTAACCGTCGGAATTGGAACTTTACACACGGTTACTGGAGAGCTTTGAGAAACTGGAGTGTCTAACACAATCTCAACTCCAAGCTGGTTGTAAAGAGCTGTATCGTTTCCAGATGTGACAATTGTGGTTGAGCATGTAACTCCAGCAGCTCCGCAATATGGATCGGCCGACGAATAAATTAGCGTAACTATATCATTTGCGTCTAATCCGAATCCTGCGACCGAGGTATTCCAATAAAGTTCGTCAGTTGAGTCAATATCTCCATAGTTTGAGGCAGTAACTCCACTGTCCTTACTGAAATATACTGGTGCGAGCACGTCTCCGTCTCCAACTATTATTTGCTGACCGTTAACGAATAGCAAGTATTCACTAGTCGATAATGGAGCTGGCATCGGTAATAAACCGTCTGAGACTAGAGCATTATCTCCGGTAATAACGTTTGGAGTTGCAGATCTGGTGATAGCTGCTCTGCAGGCTCCGCCTCCGCCTCCGGAAAGTAGGGTCCAACCGGTTGCAACCAGGTAACCGTAAAATCCTTCGATTCGGCCGCTTTGTGCAGTGATGTAAACTATTTCGCCGGGTATTCCAGTAGGAGGAAGTACCCCAAATACTTTAAGTCTTAGTCTCTTACCCTCTAGAACATCCTCAACAACAACGTTCTTTGCTGTGATTGCTCCAGTCGGATACATTTTTATCACTTCTGGATAACTACCTCCAGCCTGTTGAGCACCGTAAACAGTTAACCCTTGTCTGATCTTGATTGTGTCAGCTGTGATTCCTTGAATATCAACGGTCACACCGGTAGTCTGATCGTAATTTATTGAAGTCAAAAATTCATCTAGTGCTGTCTTTAATGTGTTAAAATTAAAGTTAGACAGGTCGATTACTGAGCTTAAGCTCGTCCCGTTGATGGATTTTATACTTGAAATCTTTACTTGTACTGACATGTCGGTTTACTGTGTTTGGGCTTTTAGTTATTTATCAACTTTGAGTACCCCATCATTATTTTAGGAGTCTCTTACTGCCCTTAGCATTGCCGGCAATAATCTCGGTTTTATTATCAACTTCGGAGTCTAGGGCAATTACCCCAGATCTCACTATGCATTCATTTAGGTTTGCATAAATGATACTATCCGGAGAACTATTAATGTAACTTAGATCGATTCGATTGAATCCACCTCTTTCAAATAGACAATCGTCTAGATGAGAATATCGAATATCATTGTCGGTTAAGATTCTACACTCCGCTATTCTGGAAGATCTAACCTTGCAGCTGTGAAGTAGACAATGAGACAGCTCTGCTTCAATTGAGCAATTTATGAAATCCAAATCATGTAGAGCAAATCCCTCCTTGATTATTGAATCCTTGACCTGCACTCTCTTTGTTTGAGTATCATAATTCAATTGGCCCTTTTTCATTTTGCCAAATGTTATCAAGTCAAATAGACTTTCTCTTAAATTACTGTAATTGGATTCAACTATTCGAGGATCATTCTTTAAGTCAATATAGAGCTCAATGTCAGGGAAATTTTTTACGAAATTCTCATACGTTTTCAAGGCCAGCGTGTTAGTTCTCTGTAACTTAATAACGTCATTGATCTTTTTTTGTTCTTCAATTGAGTATACCGTATTTGATTTTAGAGTCTCATACAATTTCTCAGACATGTAGTTAATTAGATTAGTCGCATCCGCTCTACGAGTCTGATATTCTGGGCCGCCGGCATATCTAATTTCAAGGTAACCTTCTCTTAGTTTTTCGAAATTTAGGCCAAAGTACTTGGATTGAGGAAACGCGAAGTCCATTGGATTTCCGGGTTTTGAATAGTGTAGTGCATTCTCAGCAATAAACTTATCCTTTGGATAAATGTTGGTGACTGGATTTTTATAAATTCTCTGGATTCTAGACTTGGCTGACGGCCACATCTCAAATATCCTTTCCTCATTAAGGGAAAGAATGCACTTGAATACGTTTAGATTCTCAAGTCTCTCAGTTAGGCCCATATCGAATTCATTGAATGACAAGTTAATATGAAGGCCCGTACGATCGGTAGTGAATCCATTCTCATCAATGAAATTCATCACCTTGTACATGATGTGGATTGCTTCAGAGTAAGGCATTACACCTGTCACAAGCTCGTTCATTTTGAATCCGCCTGAAAAGTCCGCTTCAAGTTTGAATTGATCTCTAGTTACGGGTAAATCCGAGCGATACTCGTCGGTCCATGCAACTTCCTTGTTTAGAACAGTTTTTAATTTTTCAGCAAGTTCCTCTCTTGGAATCGGTGAAAAGAATTCAAACTCAAATCCTAAATTGACGTTGTCGAAGATGTTTGATTTATTTAAGTCTTTGTACATAATATTATTTGTTTATTGAGATGAATGGTACATTCAATCGCGGTCTAGCATTATCAATTATTTCAAGTAAAGATTCATCTCTAATAAAGAGTTGGCTCACTATGAATTCGTGATCCTCTTCTTGAACCATTGTGTTGAATAATCTTATATTTGCAATTGAATAGTTGGCACTAGGTAGGGTCCAATTCTCAGTCGTTTCAAAGGAAAATTGGCCAGTCTTAGTTGAGTTAGAGTAAACGCTAATCAGACGGTTGAAGTTCTTCACATTAGCTGGATCCTGTCCGAAAGAGTAGAAGTTGACTTCTAATTGGCCGTACTGTGCAGATACTGGAATTATTACTGAATACCACTTGTCGTAGTTTAGAGTTCCTACTGAGAAAGTATGATTTGTTCCATTGATATTAACGTAAACTGTCGTTGTTGCGGTTAGGCCGTCAATGTCCGCTAGATTACAGGTGATCGTCATGCCCTTTTCTTGAAAATTATCGAATCCATCGATTAATTTTATAGATTGGGTACCTTTATTAAATTTGACTAGGGCACTAAATGTCATGTTCGGAGTAATTACGGTTGATGCAACTGATTTATACACAACTGCATTTTCGGATTGCTTGAATTGAAAGACTCCGCTTGAAAATTCAGTAATATCCCTACGATCGGTTGAGCTGAATCCTAAGTTCTTGTAGCCTTCAACTGCGACGTATTTTCCGGTGGCCGGATTGTATGAGTCCTTGGGGCCGTTCATTTTGACAGGTAGAAGCTTACCTGAACTACTTATAGTTGAGTCTCCAGTATTCAATTTTCGAGCGGTCCATGCCTTATAAATTTCGCTATCTTGATATGCATAAATCGTGTACGGTTGATTAGGTGTAAGTTCTTGATCGGCGGAAGTTCCGTCTGATACTACTGAGTAGTTAACGATTGCCGGCTTAACACCGCTCATATCATAGTAATACTCGATTAGCGGCGCATAGTTGAACGTGTAATCCAAAATCTTATTACTTAGATCAGGGTGAATTGATCTACGAGTCTCATCGAATTTATGAGATATTGTCTTGTACTGCTTCTTATCAAGAGCATCCTTCTTTTGAGTCTCAGCAGGTTTACCGAATAGCTCATCGCTTGACATGATGATGTTGTCTAGGAATCGACGATCGTCCGCCTTCATTAACATGTCAATGTTTGGACTAAATTTAGTTAATTGTATCTTCCAATACAGAGGCTCCATCATGAATCCTCTAAACAGATAAGAGCCTTGAATTTCATACATTCTATTAGTCAACGGAAAGTACATGTAATCTCTTTTACGAGGTTGAGTATCAGGTCCGAATATTGACTGGAAGTATATGTGGTCAATATGAATCTCAAAAGGAATTTCAAAATCTACTCCGAATTCAGTGAAGTTAGGCTTATTATCTGGAAACGTGTTGTTTGGCACAACTACCTTAACGCATTTGCGATCAGTTGTTTTGAAAAGTGTCCATTCCTTAAATATGAAATCTCCGCCGTCCCTATCCGGTTCAGTTTTAAAGTACACAACTTCATGACCGAATAGTTTATTAGTCTGCAGGCTAAGCTCCTTTGCAATACCGATTGCTGTACCCACTTCATAGGGCTTAAAGCTTGCTTCTCTCTCGGCAATAATTGCTGGGCATCTTTCGGTTGAACAATAAACAGTCGGCGTGAATAGTGATTCTGCAACGTAAGTGCTGTTTAATCTAAATTTAACTGAATTTACAGTTAATGGTGTTGTGATTTGATTGTAAGTGGTGTCATCGTATTCATACTTCACTTCCAGAAACACCGGCGCGTCTCCAAAGTCTAGAATTGAGAGTTCGCTCAGATCAGCCGGTGAGAATGGATACCATAGTGACCAATTTCCGCGATCCGAAGAATATCTCATCTTACGAATGATGTTTGCTGAGTTAGCGCTACCTAGGTCAAGGTCCTCATCGAAACCCACAATGTTCAGAGCACCGGGCACAGGTTCTCCAGTAGAAAAAATTCTGTAATTCTTACTGAAAGTGATGGTGTTTTTCGGAGGCTCCGGAATTACCTTATAGGTGACTACTTGCATTAAAAAATCCTTTTTGTTATTTATCGCAGCGGATTCAAGTTTTAGCCGTGAAATAAATAATAAGAAAAATCGGGGTACCAATGAAGCCTTTAAACCCCAAGCTTGTGCTAGACCCAATGTGGCTCTGTCAAGCGAATTTTGTTGACCTAGAGTATTACACGTACATCCTCTTGGACGCGAAGCAGAAGTATCTCTCTAACTTAGATAGTGACTTTTCTAACTTTTATGAAATAGTCTTTCATTACCTAAATTTAAACACAGTAATAGCTGACAAAAAGGTCTACGATTCACATTTGAATGTGGTCAGGTCACATGAAAAGTTGATGGAAATAGTAACTCAATTGGCCCAGCCTGATGACTCTAATGGGAAGAATATTATCAAGGCATGCTCATCCATTCTGTCTGAAGTAATGGCATCTTATCTAAAGAAACAGATTCCAGTATTAGAACACATTCACTTTCATTTAAACAATAATCAAATACATAAGCAAGATGTGATCTATATTGTTAGTAAATCAACTAAATTAGACAGATACGAAGTTTATAGATTGAACCTAAAGAGTAAACGTAGCCTAGGTTACTCAATCACTCGAAAGGCCGTGTTGGATTTACCGGGCCTAAAAAATTCCGAGTTCAAAGATCGACTGCTTGAAGAAAAGCCTAACTTGACAGATTTTAATCCCGATCAAAATGTGATTGTTGTTTCAGGAACGGATCATGTCGTTCTAGCTGACGGCATTTGTCTGGCAAAGGACATCATTCTAGTAAATCGAATCATGAAGCCGGTTCATGGATTTGATCCTAATGTTCTGCTAGATTACAGCAGAATGCTTGAAAAAAAGAAGGCGATTCCTTTTAAATTAAAGGCTTAAGCGCTAGTCTCGTATTCAAATTGACACTGGAATCGGATCACATTTGCGAATTCGATTCCGTTTGGATAAGAACCGATGTCAGTAGGTACTTGACTCCAATACAGGCAGTCAAGTGCGGTGACTGGGCTTAGTCTACTTGTACCGGCGGAACGAGTATTACTAGCAACCTCACTGGAATTATCAATCCAATCTCTCTGTGCAAAGAATAGTGCAGCTGGCGTACCGTAAGTAGCTATCTCAGTAATCGCAAAAGGTCCAGAGCCGATAGTTACCGTTTGTTGATGGGTTACTACTAGGCCTGTTCGAATCTCGCACTTTGCGGTTGGTGTGATTGGCGCAATTGTACTAGTGTATCCAGGCATACCGTTCATGTTGATTGTGCCGCCGGTTCTGGTACCGCCCGAAATTTGAATCGGCGTTTGGTACATTGCCGGGTCCAATACGATCGGATGAGATTGCGGGGTATAGCCATCTGTATTGTATGGGTTATCGTCTATGTGATAGTAAAAAGTCCCAGCCTGAACGGTTTGTGAAAATACATCTGGCGAGTTATCGACTGAGACATAGGTTACGCTTTGGTTCGTTGGCGCGTTTGCTGGTGGGAATGGTAAACTTAGACCGATTGCTGGACTACCCCACCATGAAGCATTCACGCCGTATAGGGCATCAAAACGGCCTGCTGCTGACCCGGCCGTCGCCGTGTATGCCACTGTGGTGCTCACATCGTTCCACGGCCCTGAGTAAGTTCCTAGGATCCAGTTGAATTCTGGGCTAATCGTAAAGTTGATCCAACACGTAACCTTTTTTCCGATCTTGACGTACCTAGAGTACTCGATTGTGATTGGAATGGTCCTAAATATTAAATTGCTCGTAGGTCCTCCGTA